GAAGAGATGATCTCTCCTGAGAAGATTCCTGACGATTACGGTTACGAGATAGCAAAAGAAGTAAACTGCAGACATACTCCTCGTGATTATCAAAACGACTACATCGTCAATGCTATAAGACACAGAAGATCTCTATCTATGTCGCCAACTTCTTCCGGGAAGTCTCTTATCATATATCTAATACAGCAGCACTACTATCAGTGCTTTGGTCATAGAACACTCATCATCGTTCCGACCATCTCTTTGGTCCATCAGATGGCAGGAGACTTTACAGACTACGGCTGCAGTCAAAAACATATATACAAGATTCAGGGTGGTATAGATAAAGAGACGAACGCTCCGATCGTTATCAGTACATGGCAGTCTCTCATTAAACAACCGAAGGAATGGTTCGACCAGTTTAGAGTCGTTCTTGGTGACGAAGCTCACCTCTTTCAGGCAAAGTCTCTGACCACGATTATGGAAAAGCTAACGAATGCTCCGTATCGTCATGGGTTCACGGGTACGATCTCTTCGGACAGTAAAGCTCATCATCTAATCCTAGAGGGCTGCTTTGGTGGCATAAAGAGATATGTAAAGACCAAGGATCTAATCGAAGACGGAACCGTCGCTGAGTTCAAAGTGAAAGCTCTAGTTCTTAAACATCCCGACGAAAAGAAATCAGATTTTCGTAGAGCTATGAACACTATTAAGGTGAAACAAAAGAAGTGGCCTGCCGAAAGAGAGTACCTCATCAATCACGAAAAGAGAAATCTTTTCATTCGAAATCTAGTGTGGTCTCTAAAGGGACAGAACAATCTTATTCTATTCGATCTTGTTGAGAAGCATGGTAAGGTACTAGAGCCTCTGCTTCGCAGAGACGATCGTCAACTACATTTTATATATGGTGGAGTCGATGGCGAGGAAAGAGAAAGGATCCGTCATCTTGTCGAGAACGATCCTGTTAAACAGCACGACATACTCGCATCATACGGTGTCTTTTCCACGGGTGTCAATCTTAAGAGATTGGACAATGTGATCTTTGCTTCTGGATCGAAGTCTGAAGTAAAGGTTCTGCAGTCGATTGGTAGATCGCTCCGTAAAGGAAACGGATCTGACAAAGCTACGCTATACGATATAGCAGACGATCTCTCTATAGGAACGTTTACGAACTATACGTTGAACCACTTTAGACGCCGTATAGAGATCTATTCAGATGAACAGTTTGAGTTTAAGATATACACGATTCCACTCGAATAGTCTGTATATCCACAACTTGCAGAATATTAATTCTGATTATACCAGCATTTTTGAAAATGTCAACTAGTAAAATGCACTTGTAACAAAAATGTTATCAGTCAATAAACGGTTGACATCTAAGGATATTTGGTTTAAATTGATACAAATAAGTAGCGATTGGAAGGACTTTCATGACACAAAAAAGAATTAAGAGAAACTACGTTAATAATAAAGATCTTTTGGCAGCTCTTATTGATTACAAACAGAAGTGCAAGGAAGCTGAGGATCAAGGAGACGAGATACCCAAGGTTCCGAACTACATAGGAGAGTGCATATACCAGATATCGACGAGGTTGGCAACTAAGCCAAACTTCTCTGGGTACTCCTACAAAGAAGACATGATCATGGACGGTATAGAGAACTGTCTCCTATACATTAACAACTTCGATCATACAAAATCTTCCAATCCCTTTGCATACTTTACTCAAGTCATATGGTACGCGTTTCTTCGCAGGATCCAAAAGGAAAAGAAACAGATGTACATTCGCTTTAAATCGTCTCATAACATGATGATGAACGGCGAAACCTACGAGTCTAACGAAGTTCAATTACATCTCAACACAAGCGCTGACTATATAAATTCATTCATCGAAGACTTTGAGAACAAGCTGAACAAGAGTAAAGAAAAACCTACGGACGAAAGTAAATAATGAAAATTGCAATTGTTAATGATACTCACTTTGGCGTGAGAGGCGATAGTCAAGTATTTCTGGATCATCAAGAAAGGTTCTTTCGTGAGATCTTCTTTCCGTATCTAGACGAACATGGCGTGCAAATAGTCTTTGACCTTGGTGATACGTTTGATCGTAGAAAGTATATCAACTACGTTACTCTAAAGAGAGTGAAGCAGTTCTTCTTTAATCAGATGTCGGCTCGAGGTATTGAGTATCATGCAATCGTAGGTAACCATAGCGTCTACTTCACGAATACGAATGAAGTCAACTCCATGGATCTGTTGCTTCAGGAGTACAAGAACTTCCACATATACGAACGAGAGCCAAAGGAGTTGACATTTGGCTCAACTCAGTTTATGATGGTTCCATGGATCACCAAGGACAACCAAGAAGTATGTGTCGACTCGATCGAAAAAACGAGTGCTCAGATACTGCTCGGTCATTTTGAAATCGAAGGTTTTGAAATGATGAAGGGAACCGTCTGCGACCACGGAATGAAGAAGGATGTCTTTACGCGGTTCGAGTCCGTTTATTCGGGCCACTTCCACCATCCTTCAGAGTATAGCAACATCAAGTACCTTGGAGCTCAATACGAGATGACTTGGTCAGACTATGCAGGCCGTCGTGGCTTTCATGTATTCGATACTGAAACAAGAAACCTAGAGTTCGTAGAAAATCCTAACAGAGTGTTTCATAAGATAGAATACGACGATCGTGATATGAACATTGATGATATCGCAAGTATCGACGCGTCTGTCCTAAAGAATACATATGTAAAGGTTGTTGTAAAGCATAGAACGAACTCGTACCTATACGACATGTTCCTAAATAAGATATCGGAGTCTGGAGCAGCTGATGTAAAGTCTGTTGATGACTCTCTGAACCTTGAGTCGTCAGGCGTGGCTGATATACTTGACGAGACGCAGGATACGAAGGACATACTGCATACATATATCGATTCTATAGAAACAAACATTGATAAGAAGAAGATTAAGAGAGTTATTGATGATCTCTATGCAGAGGCACTAAGTATACAATGAATATCCAGTTTAACTCGATACGTTATAAAAACATTCTATCCACCGGGAATGTCTTTACCGACATACCACTCAATAAGAACAGAACCACTCTCGTGAGTGGAACTAACGGTAGCGGAAAGAGTACTATCCTCGATGCAATCACGTTTGCTCTATACGGAAAACCGTTTCGTAAGATCAATAAGCCACAGCTCATCAACACGATCAATACGAAGGATCTCGTCGTAGAAGTTAACTTCACCGTATCCGGCAACGATTATCTCATCCGCCGTGGTATGAAGCCAAACATCTTTGAGATCTATCGTAACGGTGAACTCGTAAATCAAGATGCTGCGGTTCGCGACTATCAAGCATATCTGGAACAGAACATTCTTGGTCTGAACTACAAGTCGTTCAATCAGATCGTTGTCCTTGGCAGCGCAACATACGTACCGTTTATGGAACTGCCTGCGTATCAGCGAAGAGAGATCATTGAGGATCTGCTCGACATTCAAGTGTTTAGTACAATGAACCTCCTTCTTAAGGATCGCGTTAGCTTAAATAAAGAGTCTATCACTGATAATAACTATCAGATCGACCTAATAAAGTCAAAGATCGAGTCTGCAGTGGAACATAACGAGTCCATTCGTAAGATCCGTGAAGGCGAAGTAAATAAGATCCGCGAGCGTATGCAGGATCATATTGATCGTATCGAAGAAGAAAAGACGTTCATCGAAGAAATCGAAGTAACTATCAAAGCACTGATTGATTCTATCGAGGACAAGCCTGTAATCAAAAAGAAACTTGAAAAGACGAAGAATATCCGTCAAGAACTCGATACGGTTCTTCGTGGTTATCTCAAGGATCTTAACTTCTATCACGATAATGACAACTGCCCAACCTGCAAGCAGGGCATCGATCATAATTTCAAAGAAACGATTGTGTACGAAAGAAACCAAAAGAAGCGTGAAGCTGAAGATGGTATGGATGGTATTGAAATCAAGATCACAGAACTCGAAGCTCGCATTGAAGAGATCTCTAAAGTCGAAGATGTTATTCAGTCTCATAACCTAAAGATAGGCGAGCATAGAGCTCAGATCAAGATGTCTATGAATGCTCTGAAGTCGTTTAAGAACGATCTCGACGCAGCCGAGAAAGAAGTCGAAGAGGTCGACACGAGCAAGCTGGAAGAGTTCAACAAAACTCTGAAGGATCTACAGAACGATCAGGTCAAACTCTTTGATGAAAGAGAGACCCTTGGCGTCGCTGCAGCGATGCTGAAGGATGGCGGCATCAAGACTCGCATCATTCGTCAGTATATTCCAGTTATGAACAAACTGATTAATAAGTATCTATCAGCGTTCGAACTCTTCGTTGACTTTCACCTTGACGAAAACTTCAACGAAGTCATTAAGTCAAGGTTCCGGGACGCGTTCTCCTATGCTTCCTTCTCTGAAGGCGAGAAGCTTCGTATCTCGTTGTCTATCATGCTATCATGGCGCGCCGTCGCAAAACTACGCAACTCCGTCTCGACAAATCTATTGATACTCGACGAAACGTTAGATGGCGCAATGGATGGTGCTGGTGTGGAGAATTTGATCGACACTTTGCACAATCTGAACAATAACGATAACATCTTCGTTATCTCTCATAGAGGCGATCAGTTTGGAGAAAAGTTTGACTCTAACATCCGTTTTGAAAAAGTAAAGAACTTTAGTCAGATCGCAGCATGAGGTTTCAATGATACATACCATAGAAGATCTTATACTTAAAATAAATGTTATGAAAGATAAAGCTGTTCTTCTTCATCGAGAACGCAATAGATACAGCGACATTTCTAGTGAAGAGTACGATAAAATTCACTGCAATCATCTTCTTGATCAAATCCAACAGATGGCCTTAGAGATTGCTATGGATCGCGAAGGCAATGAGATTAAGACGGAAATGGATGAATGGAAAAATAACAATTTACAAGTTGATCGTCATGTGTTATAGTTTGTTTTATATGAAACATAAGGATTGTCATGTCTAATTTTTACACTAGTGTTGAGCGTTATGGAAACAATATTCTGTGGCGTGGTTATGAAAACGGTAAATCTTTTATGCGTCGAGAGCAGTACAAACCGACTCTCTTCCTTCCTAGCAAGGACGGCAAGTACAAGTCTCTGATTGGTGGCCGACCCCTGGGCCCTAGAGTTTGCGACTCAATGGCTGAAGCAAAGGAGTTCATTGAACGCCATAAGGACGTAAGAGGTCTTGAGATCCACGGTAATACGAACTATGTTACACAGTTCATCCAGGAAAAGTATCCGAACAATGTAGAGTTCGATATGAAAAAGATCAACATCTTTTCGTTCGACATCGAGGTTGACATTCGAGACGGATACGCAAAGATTGACGAAGCCGATAAAGAGATCACCTCTATCGCGATCAAGTCTTCTAAGTCTGATACGTACCACCTCCTGGGACGCAAGGATTATGATAAGAGCAAGACTCTGCTTAAGATTGATCCAGAAAACATTCAGTTCATGAAGTTTGACACCGAGAAAGCTCTGCTTCGTCGGTTCATGCAGATCTGGACGAACGACTATCCTGATGTAGTTACCGGCTGGAACGTTGAGTACTTTGACATCATGTACATCGTAACTCGTATCATCGCACTCTTTGGCGAAGAAACGGCAAAGAGTCTTTCTCCATGGAACAGCATTCGTAAGAATACTCGAGAGATCTTTGGTAAACCGCAGTCGACGTATGCCATCGCAGGCATGACCGTTATCGACTATATGGACGCCTTTAAGAAGTTCGGGTATAAGTATGGCCCTCAAGAGTCCTATAAACTCGATCATATCGCTCACGTTATCCTCGGAGAAAAGAAGCTAGACTACTCAGAGTATGGTAACCTTACAGCTCTATACGATCAGAACCCGCAGTTATATCTCGACTATAACCTCAAAGATACATGGCTTATTCAACAGTTCGAAGATGAGACAGCGCTACTCGCTCTCGTTATGACCGTCGCTTACGGTGGTGGTGTTAACTATAGCGACGCCTTCGGCACCGTTGGTATCTGGGAAACTACGCTCTATCGTCGTCTTATTCAGGATGGTCGTATTCCTCAGATCAAGGGTGGTCCCGGTGATCGTGGTAAGGAACTCGTCGGCGGATACGTTAAGGATCCAAAGGTAGGTATGCATAAGTGGATCGTTTCGTTCGACCTTAACTCGCTGTATCCGCATCTTATGCTTCAGTACAATATGTCGCCCGAAACATATCTGCCCGACGAAAGAGTATATGTAACTCAAGAGATGGTTCTCAACGATGAGTTCACCAATACAAATCCAGACTATTCGGTATCAGCAAACGGTGTCTGCTTTACGAACAAAGTAAGAGGTGTTATTCCTGAGATCATTGACGAGTACTATGGTAACCGTTCTAAGATCAAAAAGGAAATGCTTTCGGTAGAACAGGCGATGGAGAACGAAAAGGATCCAGAAAAGAAGAAGGATCTGAAGCGACAGATGACTCAGTTGCACAACTCGCAGATGGCTATCAAGATTGCTATGAACTCTCTATACGGTGCAACCGCGAACGTCTACTTCCTCTACTATATTGGAGAGATGGCAGAAGCAATCACCACTGGTGGTCAGCTGTCCATTCGATACGCTCAGAAGTCTGTGAACAACTACCTCAACAAAGTCCTGAAGACTAAAGACGAAGACTATATCGTCTACATCGACACCGACTCCATCTATGTTAACTTTGGTCCTTTGGTAAAGGAAGTGTTTGGTACCACAGACATCGATCGTAAGACTGGCGAAGAGTTCCTCGACAAAGCATGCCGAGAAAAGATCGAAGCGGTAATTGCTGCTGGGTATGAAAAACTTGCTCATAAGATGGGTGCTTATCGCCAAGCGATGGTAATGAAGCGAGAAAAGATCACAGATAAGTCTGTGTTTGTCGCAAAGAAGCGTTACATCCTTAATGCTCTAAACTCTGAAGGTGTTCACTTCGCAAAGCCGAAGATCAGCGTAACCGGCATCGAGTCCGTTCGTTCGTCAACTCCTGAAGTCTGTCGTGAAAAGATGAAGAAGGCCTTCGATGTTATCATGAACGGTACTGAAGCTGATGTTCAGAAGTTCATCGAAGACTTCCGTCAAGAGTTCTATAAACTACCGGCTGAAGATATCGCAAAGATCTCTGGGACCGACGACATTGAAAAGTACATGGTTGGAGAAACATATAAGAGAGGTTGCCCTATGCACGTTCGTGGTTGCATCCTATACAACAAGGCTCTGAAGAGCAAAAAGTTGGAGAACAAGTTTCAACTAATCCAGGGCGGAGATAAGATCAAGTTCGTCTATCTCGACGTTCCAAACCCTATCCGCGAAAACATGATCTCGTTCCCTAACGTGTTGCCAAAAGAACTCGGCTTGGATCAATACATTGACTACAAGACGCAGTTCGAAAAGGTATTCTTGAGCCCTATTGAGAATATCCTTGAAGCGATCGGTTGGAGTTCCACGAAGATTGCAACTCTTGAGGAGTTCTTTATGTGATTGACATTTTTGTCGAATCAGTTTATATTATAATTAAGAAACAGTCCGCATGATAAGGTACAGATCAAAATGGAAGACTTTCTTAGCTTAATATTTATGCTAGCCGCGGCTGGCACTGTGCTAGGTGTTGTTTTCGGCGTAGTTGCGTCGTTTATTCGAATTGGAGTTTTGCTAGCTCCTATTATCGTTGGTATTTCGTTAGCAATACTATTCTATCAACTGAACGACTACGATATCGATTTTAATGAGCGTGCAGACCAAATCATCGACCTTTTGAAAAACATAGATATTCCTAGTCTGCCTGAAACGAACTAAGTAAAGGGTTGACGTTATAATTGTGAGGAGAAAACATGGATCCTAAGACTAGACAAGAAAGACTACAGTATCTGAGAAAGCGTCATGCCGCTGTGCATGACACGATCGAGGCTCTTGAAGGAGAGAAAGCACCAGAAGAATCTATTCTTCATCAGAAAAAAATTAAACTTTCTATCAAAGACGAGATCACTGCCATCGAGGCATCTCTTAAATCCGAAGGAGTTAAATATGTCAGCTGACATGGTACACGATATGTATATGATGCACAATAAGTTTGGCGTGCACGAGTGGTTCGAAAAGAACAAGAACGATAAAGATCTTATGGATAAGTATCTTGAGTTCCGTCTCTCCATGTGTAAGGAAGAACTCGATGAAACTATGGCAGCATACGCGACTAAGAACCCAGAAGAAATCGTTGACGGTCTTATCGACCTCGTCGTCTTTGCTCTCGGTACTCTCGACGTGTTTGGTGTCGACACTAAGGCTGCCTGGGATAAGGTATACGAAGCAAACATGGCTAAATCTCCTGGTGTAAAAGCTGGTCGCCCGAATCCATGGGGGCTCCCAGATTTGATTAAACCAGAAGGATGGGTTGCTCCTTCTCACGAAGATAATCATGGGTTTCTTCCTGAAGTTCTAAAATAATGGTTGACATCTCCTCCCGAATCAGATATTCTGTATCTGTAACGAGAGGAGATACTCATGACTGTCTATACCTTCGACGAACAGATCGTTTCCGACCTCCACAAGGACGCTCGCGGTTACCGTCCAACCGTGTACTTCTGGGAAGAGTGGAACAGTAGCAATGACTTTGATCGTCAAGCTATCTGGGACGGTTTGCTGCGTGAACTTGCAGCAGAGAATGCCCGTCAACAGGACGCTTATGCTCGTGCGGAGATTGACTTCCACCAGCGTGTGCAAGGCACCATGTTGGCAGGCGCACAGGACGAGCTGACCGCTATCCGTTGGATCCTTGAAGCAGAAGGTCTTACCAAGACGGATCTGTCTTACGGTTCGGACTATGTGGCTTGGCACTTCGGAATGCCCTACAAAGGTCAGTTTGACCAGCAGATCCAGACTGTAATCGATGCTCTGACCAAAGAAGTAGAAGTAGCATGACACCGCAGGAAATCTTCGAATACAAACAGAAATGGATGCAAGCCGAGAATAATGCGGTTCGCATCCATAGTGATTTACGGCTATCAGCAAAGGACTTCTGTAGATCTAACTTTGAAAAGCAAAGATGGTCTCAAAAGGAATACACTGCGGTATATGAAGATACCTTCTTTTTCGAGAGTTCAAACGACGCAGACATTTTTCGTATTCATTTCAAAAAGTGGTTGACATTCGTTTAGAATCAGTATATTCTAGATCTGTAAGGAACGAAAGGAACCTCCTATGACCAAGACTGATATCGCTCGACTCGTCTCTGCATTCGCTGCCAACGGCGGTGAGGTGAAAGTTATCGCTCCGTCTCGCAAAAGGTTCAAGACCTGGCGTGGTAAGTCGGGCGCCTGGGCCAAGGGCGCGAAAAAAGTTGGTCTTCAGGACCGTAACTTTGCTTCGTGACTATTGACATTCGTTTAGAATCAGTATATCCTGATAATAGGAAAGAAAAGGAAATCCTATGACTCGCACTAATCGTACCTCCGCTTATCGTTTCACCGTTCGCATGGTCGACGGTAAAGTCGCTCCTGAGGACCAAGCCGCTGTTGACGGTCTGCGTACCGTCGTCAAGCTCGGCAACTCCGCCTTTGACACTCATCAGTACGTCAAGTTGCAGGGTCGCGGTCCTCGCCACACTCGTCGCTATCATCAGTCGCTGCCTCTGTCGATGGCAGTCTCCGCTGATGTCTATGTCTACAATCGCTAACCAAACGGTATTACAATGACACATCGCCCAAGCACTCACTTTGACATACATACAACAATCACTGGTTGGATGCCAATCTCTAAAATTCCTTCTTCCGGTTCTAGTGAACAGGATAGGCTGAATGACTTGTATGGCAGATCTGGAGTTTATCAAGTTGCTCTTTCAGAAGATATTTCTGATATCGGTGATTCTATCGTTCACCCAAAAATTGGGTATACAGGAAAGTCAAAAGATATCTTGACGAGAACGTATGATATTCGACAGCCTGCCGGATCTCACGGCGCGGGTAGGTATATACGTCAGAATGGATATAATAAAGAAACTGATGTAAAGATTAGGTATCTTTATACTTCGTCAGAAGACTATACAAACTTAGAAAGAGAAATCCACGATCAAAGCTTTCTGAAATATGGATACCGGTTTGCATGGACGGACGCTTCGGCTGGAAACGATGGAACTTATTCTCAACTGTTAGAGTTGTCAAAAAAGTTGACAGTTGAAGAAATTTTTGATATTATTCCAGTACTAAAGCAACTTGCTATCCAAAAGAACGCCGAAAACTTTTTAGAAAGGCTGAATGAACTATAATGCTACTTATCGTTGAAGGTATGGACCGCTGCGGCAAGTCGACTCTTGTTGAGCACTTGCGTAAGCGGTACTTTACATCACCAAACATTCTTGTACACCACTCGTCGTCTCCTCCTAAGGTAGACAACCCAAACTCCTGGGAATTGAAACATTACGCATCTTTGTTTCAAACGAGTCAGATGCTCGTCGATGAATACTCTTATAACGTGATCTTCGATCGCTTTCACCTAGGCGGAGCGGTCTATGGCGCAAAGTATCGCAACGCGCATCCGAATGATATCTATGAACTTGACAGTCACTTTCTCTTTGGTTATCAAAACGCAGCACTCATTCTGTTGACTGATGACCCTGAAGCGATTGCTGCTCGTGACGACGGCGACTCTCTTGAGAAATCAATAGGAGAGTATCAAGAGACTCTATCTGCTTTCGTTGAAGCATATACTATGTCTACTTGTCTCAATAAACTGCATATCAATGTCAGTGGTAATAGCGGTTTCGCTAATACTATTCCAACCGTAACAAAATTTCTAGATGGATTGAAAAATGGGAAATAAAACTTTAGAAAAAATAGGTGCAGCAGGGGAAGAACTTGTTTCTCTCGTGTATACGCAGATGGGCTGTGTTGTCGTAATGAGTGAAGATAAGTATGATCAAGAAAAAGACATGACCATAGATGGTGAAGAAGCCGAAGTAAAATCACAAACGGTTTTTAGAAATTTTCCATGTGAAGATGGTACGTTCAAACCTGCTTTTACGGTTGACATCGAGTCTGCTTATGGTAAAATATATCATAACCAACTTGATAAGTGCAAGAAAGTAAAAAAACTTATTTATGTTGGCAGATCTTCTAAATACGACCCAGTAGTTAGAATACATCAAGCGCCTCCTCCCGAAGAGCGCAAGTTTCATATTTCAAGGAATAAACACGATGGTCGTCTGGTTGCTGGTCTTTTAATCGAAGATATGAAAATCGTTAAAGAAATTAGAAACGAAAAGATAGTAAGTTACTTTATGGATGAATGGAAAGGTAAAAATGCAAAGAGTCTTCAATATTCGTAATCAACTTATTCAAAAGTACCGTGATCAAGACTTTGTGACCGATAAGACCGGTGTTAAAACCATCGAGCTTATCGGTCAATCCTTTATCGCTGATGAGGATTGGATCATTCGTAAACCAAACTATGAGTACATCGAGCGCGAGCTCGCGTGGTACGAGTCTCAGTCTCTGTATGTCAAAGATATCCCAGGCGAGACTCCTGCTATCTGGAATCAAGTTGCTTCCAAGTTTGGTCGTATTAATTCAAACTATGGTTATCTTATTTGGTCTAGCGAAAATCATAATCAGTATCAGAACGTGCTGAACGAACTCGAAAGTAATCCAAACAGCCGTCGCGCTGTCATGATCTATAATCGCCCTTCGATGCATACAGATTATTGTGACGACGGTATGTCTGATTTCATCTGCACATACGCAAACACTTTTATGATTCGCGACGGTAAACTCATCAGCCACTATCTGATGCGGTCAAACGACGCAGTGTTCGGTTACGATAACGATGTACATTGGGCCATGCATGTTCAAAAGATGCTTGCCGCAGATCTCGATGTTGAAGTTGGCGATCTGATCTGGACTGCGACCAACCTTCATGTCTACGAACGTCACTTTAAGTTTATTGAGGAGCTAACAAATGATTAAAGATTGGTCTCTTAACACTGTTAAGCATGAAATTGATAAGATAGCATTTGCGGAAGGAGATCCTCGAATGGACGGGTTTGTTACATTTGGCTGTAAACAAGACTTATATCGCATTCTTTTTTATGTTCAAAATAAACTTAATAAGTGTAGTACTTATGTAGGAGAAGATGACTGGGTAAAAGAAAATGAGCAAGACAATTCTTCTAACTAATGCGATAGAGATAGGATACGGTAATGATTAATACTAAATGGGATAAGCGCTTTCTGAAACTTGCGAGAGAGATCTCGACTTGGAGTAAGGATCCGAGTTCAAAGATCGGCGCTGTGATTGTAAACGACGAGCGTCGTATCCTTGCGACTGGATACAACGGTTTCCCTCGTGGCATTGCAGATACAGAAGAACGTCTCAACGATCGTGAACAGAAGTATCCTCGGATCGTTCATGGTGAGATGAATGCCCTAATGAATGCGCTCTACAGCGGTGTATCCGTAAAGGGAGCGACGATCTATGTTTGGGGTCTGCCAGTCTGCTCTGAATGTACCAAGTCTGTGATTCAGTCAGGCATCAGACGAGTCGTGATTATATTTCCTGAAACCGCTCCTGAGAAGTGGCAGATCCAGTGGAAGGAAATGTCAAAGCCGATGTATGATGAGGCCGGTGTAACTGTCACATATATGAACCACCAACACTGGGACTTCGAGAATGAATAGAGTCATACTTGTCGGTATCAATCCGTCAGGTAAACCTTTTCGTAAAGGGTGCTCGCTAGATAAAATGAATGTATGGATGGAAGCTCTTGGTTTCCATCACTATTCTTTTTCGAATGTAATTCCATACGAAGGCGAGTATAAGATGCGAGATGTTGATACAGACTTCGTTCGTTCCTTTACAAATGGATACAATAAGGTAATTGCGCTCGGAGGCTTTGCTTCTCGAGCGCTATCTCGCGCGCAAGTATCACATCACGTTCTCCCGCATCCGTCTCCACTTAACCGAAAACTCAACGATCGTGAATATGAAAAGCAAGTCATAGAGGAGTGCAGAGAATGGCTAAGAACTTAAATGTTTTTACAGTTATCAAAATGCCATCTTTTCATATTGTTTGCTCCACCTTTCTTTCCACAGTGCGGGCACATTTGTTCTTCAACTTTCCAGTTTTTGCCTGTGGTTGCACCTTTACCAAAAAATGGGTGTTTCTCGCCGGAAAGTTTTCCCTTCATCTTTAGGCTGTGATTTTTTCTTTTTTCTTCGTCTTCAAGTCTTTTCTTTTGTGATGATGATATTTTTTCCAGCGACTCTTTTGTGTGTTTTTTGTTGAAGAAGCTATTATTTTTTCCATTTACGTCACGCATGTGTATAGGGTTATTTTTCCCACTCATTCCTTTTGATTTTGCTCTTTTGGCAATTTCATATTGATAGGACGTAACTATTCTGTTAGTTTTATCTCTGGTCCACGAAAGACTATATAATGCAAAATACATCTTTTTCTTTTGCTCACCTTTGCACATTTTTGTTAAAAGCCAGTGTACTATAAAATGCTCTCTTGATGTCAGCTGTATTAAATTTATTTCATCATCACTACCACCTAAAGATGAAGGTATTATGTGATGCTTTTCATAATACTCATTAGGGTCTAATTCTCTTGCTGATCTGCTGTTTATTATATTGAAGTACCATTTTGTGTATTTGTTTTCTAAAAACATGTTATCCTCCGTTAATTTATTATTTATACATCATTGGGAGTAAAGAAGAATGACAAAAAAAGATTTATTTAAGATCTACTCAAACGTCAAGAAGAACGATCCGAACCGTAATGAGAATGATCTCTATCCAACTCCACCTCTCGCAACATTTGTTCTTCAAAAGTATATTAATCTTCCGCATAACATAGTCGAACCATGCGCAGGAAGAGGAAACATCTCGATCGAACTTATGCGTCATGACCATAATGTTCAATCCTTTGATCTTCATCAATACGATAATCTGTTATGTCCTGTTACAGTTGGCCAAGACGTTCTTTCTCTTCAGAAGCCGTTAGGTGCAGAAGCTCTCGTTACGAACCCGCCCTATCATAAGGATCTTCCTTATCTTATCGCAGACAAGGCAGTAAAGGAATACGACGTAACAGCGATGTTCGTTCGCCTTACATTTCTTGAAGGTCAAAAGCGAAAAAACTTGTTTACAAATTACCCGCCAAGTGATATTATTTTTCTAAGTGATCGTGTTAGATTCAACACGGGCCTGATAGAACCCATAAATAAGACACATCAGATTGGCGGCATGATTGCGTATATGTGGATCGTCTGGGATAAGCGAAAGAAAGTAGACTCTACGAATTTACGATGGGTCTTGTTAAAAGATGAATATGATGAATGGAGAGAACATTATGATAAATGTAGTAATTCCAGCGGCGGGTGAGGCTACTCGACTTCGTCCGCTTACAACAAACTGTTCCAAGGCGATGGTTCGTATCCACGGCAAACCTGCCATCGAGTATATTATTGACTCGATCTATAAGAACTGTTCTGATATCGGTGAGATCGTAATCGTTGACGGTAAGTATGACGACATTCGTGAGTGGGCAAGTAAGAGCATATATAGCGACGACATTCGTTGTGTAAAGCAGGGATCGTTGAACGGTCCCCGTGATGCTATTCGTGTTGGCATTGAGGAACTATCGAATAAAGACTTGCCTCTTGTTGTCTGGCTCGGAGATGCAATCATTCTTGATGAAGATCTTCCTCTTGGAACGGATTTCCTTCTTACTAAAGAAGTGGAGGATCACTTTGCGTGGTGTATGTGGGATGGTAAGAACTTCTTCAATAAACCAGCCGAGACAGTCAAAGATGGTGTAGCTCTCGTCGGTCTTTATAGTTTTAAAGATGGGCACGCAGCATATCATTCATTCTCACATACTTCAGAATACGATATCTCGTTTGCTCTTGAGATGTATTCTAAGCTGACTGTTAAATCATTCGAAAGAGTGAATACGAGCAAGTGGTACGACATCGGAGACATTGCCTCGTATCATCGTACCTGTGCTGAGTTCCTTACTTTTAAAGCAAGAGAGTTCAATTCGTTTAAGTACGATCCCGATCTTAACGTAGTAACGAAGATTCCAAACTATACGAACGACTTCGCCGTAAAGACTGTTATGAACGAAAAGAAGTGGTATGGTGGACTCAACTCTAAGCAGCGAATGTTCGTCCCGAAGGTGCTAGATGATGAATACGGCCTATCCTTGTCTTATGAGTCCGGTACTCTGCTGTCTGACTTGTTCATCCACGAGGACATCTCTAAGAGTACTATAGACTATCTAATTGAAAAGGTTATACTTTCTGTTCGTAACCACTTTCATAAAACTCCTGGCGCGGATTTTCTTGAGGACTTTAGTGCAAACGCTCGTAAGATGTGGATCACAAAGACGTCTGATAGACTTGTAAAGACGGACATTCACCATCCTCAAAAACAATTCTATATGGATGTTGCGATTAAATGCATGATTAAGGCGCTGCCCGTACAAGCTATGCATGGTGATTTACATTTTGGAAATGTGTTGTATAATCCATATAATGACAGCATCACTCTGCTGGATCCTCGTGGTGAATACGGTAATCATATCGGATGCAGTGGCGATCATCTATACGATCTATGCAAACTTTCTCACGATCTCTATCACGGCTATAACTCGCTATTTCATAATAAGCCGTATCCTAAGTATGTTCGTGAAAGCTTTAGTAAGATCATTCGTAAGTACTATCCTAATGAGTACGAAGAGATCATTGACGGTGGTGCACTTCTGATTGCGACAGCAATCCCTCTACACTATGACAGCCCTAATCGGCAACAACAAATGAAGGACTATGTGCATGAGTATGCCTACACTAGTAATAGATATTGATCACACTATTTGTATACCTAACGATGCGGAGAAGGATACGTTCGAGAAGTATGGAAAGGCGAAACCGATCAAAGAAATGATCGATGCCATCAGAAAGGCGAAACAGTCCGGATACCGCATCGTTCTTTTTACTGCTAGGCGAATGGCGACACATAACGGTGATATAAATAAAGTCATAGAAGATGTCGGCGAGCTTACGATTAACTGGCTCAAGGAACACGACGTTCCATACGACGAACTTCAGTTTGGCAAACCAAATGCAGTATACTATGTGGATGACAAGGCACTCTTGCCGAATCAATTTATTGAATGGATTATGAGGGATAAATGATGAAGATTGGTTTTTGCAAAGTTGGCAAATCCGTAAAGTTTAGAAATACTAAGTACTCGCCAATCGGCGGTGATAACGAAGCATCATGTACTCTGCGTGCAGTTGCTAATAACAACCCAGATAAAACTTTCTTTATCATCGGCAGATCTGACTTTGCGACTCTTTCTGAGATCGAAAAAGCAGATCTGTTTCCATATGATAATGTTGTAGACGTATGGGAAGGTGTTGGTCTTGATATTTCTCAGAAGTATTTTGATCATATTGTTAATTACTTCAAAGAAAAGCAGATCACTCTAGACTTTACCATTA